TAATCGGTATACTGACACCTTGGTCGTTTGCACCATAACTATATTCCATAGAACCAATAGTTGATGGATAAACTTCGTATAATCTTACTGCATATGTAACTCTATCTCTATCATCATTACTTTCAAATGCACCTAGTTGCAAAATATCAACTGTGCCAATGTAATCATCATAGAAGTTCATATTGTGTGTGCCTAAGTCATAAATTAACTTTTGCCACTCTTCAAAGAAAACTCTTTGTCTTAAAAATTTGTCACCATAAAAAGTCATTTCAATATTGCCTGGAAAACTATAAGAGTATGGTATCTCTCTAGCAGGACCATATAACTGAACAGCTGTCGTATTAACATCTCTACTAGGCATAGTCACCTTGTTACACATCATACCAACATTTCGTTTTAAGTCCATTTGATTGTACTGTTCAAATCTTCTATATGGTGGTGGACCAAATTCTGTTTGTTTATTACCTACAGAACCTAATTTATATTTTTCAGGTGGATTAAATACAACCAAATATCTATTTGGTCTTGCAAGGCCTTCACCTTGGTTTATGTTTGCAATAAATCTGTTAATAGTGGATTCTCTACCACCGCCTGGTGCTCTTTTTAACCTAGGGTCACCTTCTACATTGTCTAACGACCTATCTCTTGGAAAACCGATACGAATATCATAGTTACCAATTCGTCTACCACCTCTTAAAATTGCCATTAGATAATTCTCCTTGCAGCTGCAAATACTCTACCAAGTGTTGAACCTTGGAAGTCGGCAACTGGTAAATAACATGCGATAGCCATTTCATCAACATCAATTCTTCTAAAATTTGACCTGACTTGTCGCCACAAATATTTTTTAACTGCCGGTTTTATAATGCTTTGTCCTTTTAAACTACTATAACCAACTTGTAACTTTGTACTACTATCAAACTTGTCATTACTTGCGAAAGTTTGTAATTGTTCTAATAATTTAAATCTTACACCATAAGGCAGATAATGAAAATTAAGACCAACAAAACCACCTCTAAATGTATCTACAGGTAATACCAAAGGGAAAGCGTCCCAATATGGCAACTTCGCTTTAGTCTTTGCATCATACACAAACATATTCATACGGCCTGCACTAGGTCTGCCGTTTATTTTACCTTCACGCAATAATCTAGTTTGTGATGCTCTATCAGTAATCAAAGAGGCTGCATTTCTGTACCATCTAGCAGACTTTAATTGATTACCTTGTAAATCTTTTAAGGGGTCGAATATATTTGCCATACTACTATTTATATGATTTTTAAAGGCTCCAATAAAAAAGGGCACCCTTTCGGATGCCCTTTCAAAGTATTAAGATGTAATTGAGAGAGAGATACTAGTCTTCGTCTGCCAATTTACTGAAATATGATAAAGTATCATCTTCATCATTATCTAGTTCACTTTCAGGTAAATTAACATTACTTGACATAGCAGATACATCTTCACTTTTCACTGATTTCGCTGCCGTTGGTGGGAGGTCTACTTGGTCAGCAGTTACAGTGCTTTGTGAACCCGTAATTACCCTATTCAGTTTCTCTTTGAGTTCATCATAGGTCTTAAAATTACTAGGGTCGACAAATTGTTTTAGAGAATGTTGTTGTCCCCAAATTGCTTTAATTTGGTCATCACTTTCTTTAATCTGTGATACACTCTCAAATTCAGATTTATCATAGTTCCAATAGCCATCAACTTTTCTTAGTTTCAACTTAAAGTTGGCACCTTTCCAAAAGTCAAATGGATTGATTGGTGTTTCATCTTCAAAAGCCGGTTGCATCGCTTCCGTAATCTTGTCAAAGATTTTTTTACCAAACTTGTACAAGAACACCTTACCCTCATTCTGAGGATTTTTTGGGTCAGATACAACATAGATGTTAGAATAATAGGAAAGTTTTCTCTTTCTTTTTCTAGCAATCTCTTTGTCACTATCAAGGCCTGTATTCCAAAGTCTAGTATTTTCTTCAGATACGGGGTCTTTCTGATTAAGTGTTGTCAAAGAGTTCTCAATATACCAACCACCTTTGTCTTGGAAGGCGTGAGACCATACTCTTTGCCATGGCATATCTTCGCCATTGGATGCTGGCAAGAAACGAATAACGGCATAACCGTTACCACTCTTATCCATCTCAGGTTTCCAAAACCTGTCATCCTGATATTTGTTTTTGTTTGCTTGGTCTTCTGGAGCTAGTTTAGTTTCCAGAGCTTTTGTGATAGCGTCAAAATTACTTTGACTTTGTTTTAGACTTTCGAAATCCATATTATATCTCCTTTGTATATGTTTATATTCGTTGTATCTGTGTGACCTGTATTATCGGCCTCATAGTTATTTATACAAGTTTTAATACTCATATTAATAATATACTACACTTGTAGCATATTGTCAAGCGTGGAATAATCAATATACTCCACATTTGGCAATTTTTTATTGTTCTCCCACTCAGTAATAGGAGAGTTGACGGCATCTCTACCGTCATTAAACTGGTTTACCTTGTAAAACTTAATATCTGGTGACCATTGAAATAGTGTATACCATTGTCTAATCCAATTGACACAAGGTGTTGGCTGATGTTCTGGTGTAACATAATGTTTAGTACCTTTGTACATATTATTTACTTTGTTTGTCGCACTATGCAAATCATGGCCAATTAAAAATATCTCTTTTGGTTTTTCTTTTAACTTGGCCACATATGCACTTGTAGGTCCACATGACCAACCAAAGTCGCCTGTCTTTTGACCTGGTTGTGGTTCTAAATCTCTAATACTAGATGACATATCTGGTTTCTTAATCCAAGATACTTTGATAGTTGAGTTATTTACATTCTTTTTATACTTCTCACCATTTCTCTTAATCATCTCAACAATGCCTTTTAAATTGGCACCGTGCATTACAAATTGGTCACTATCACCTCTTTCATTTGACACAAGTATATCATCTAAATGTTCTTTGGCTTCAATCTCACTTAACCCACCATGTACCATAGTTTCATAATGCATTGCTGGTACTTTTGTCCAATCTCTAAAGAAACAAGGTATTTTCTGTGCCACACCAGCATGATAAACTTCGTGCATCATACCATGGTCAACTGAACATAATACATCTGGTGTAAAATCTCTATACAGGCCATTACAACCATAAATCTTACCGTGTTTTCGTAAGTTTTGTAAATTGAAATCTCTACGACTTTCACCATTACCAATACAAAACACTCTACTAGTCATCTACAAAAACCTCTTTCATCACATCTCTCATTTCAACCAAATTATATTGTACAAATGGTTGCATCTTTTTTAATTTCTTACTTACTCCTGGCCAAACAATCTTCTCTTCAATTTGATTATCCCATTTACGGCTGAAGTTAATAATTCTGTTAATGATGTATAAAGTCTGGACATTAATTTTTTTTCTGAGATATAATCGTAAAAGTCTAGGATGTTGTCCGCTAACCACGCCCAAACCAGCATCAAAAGAAAGGCTATTAGAAATAAAGTCATCACAAACCAATACGCAATCATTTCGAAAATGGTACCTATAACTGTCTTGGTATTTTTTCCATTTAATATATTCCTCAGAGCCGTCATTTCGTACTAAATCACCCACCCACTTATTATTATTAACAAGGAAATTACTAACAAAATAAGAAGTAATCTCTCGCTCATCAAATCTTTTAGATAACTTATGAAAAAAGTGCCTATCATTCCGTTTTGTAAAGCTTTCAAGTTTGACATTAACTTTTCCACCATACTTCCCATAGTCATAACTATCGGTAGTAAAATGATTTTTAACTGCCAAATATTCTTTATAAACTTCAAATCCACCATACATACTAGTCTAATAGATACTTAGTCGAAACAGGAAAGTGGTCTTTCATATGTCTAGCAATTTCATATGTTACCATTCTTGTTTCTTCTTGTGCATCTGCTTTGTTCCTTAAATTGCATACACGAGCAAAGGCATATACTGTGCCTGACCAATACCATTCTGTCATCATACTTTGAGGTAATATCATTCTTGCCATTTCTGGTGCAATATTGGCCTCTAACATTTGATTATATACTGACTTACACGCCATAGTAATATCTGTAATATCAAACTCAACTTCGGTATCTGCACTACCTTGCTTTTTGTTTTCTGCCTTTTCTCGCCATAAGAAAGGCATATAAAATTCTGGTTCATCATCTACATATCTACGACTTACTTCATTCCACACCAAACCTACTTGGTGTTTAACTAATTGTCTTGCAACAAACACAGGTGCCTTAATTCTAAATTGTAAAGAGGCGTGGCCAAATGGTGACCAATGATTGTGTTCTGCTAGATACTTAATTAGTTTTTCATCTTTATCATCAAATTCTGTTTTTGTTTTTGCGAATGAAACTCGAGCTGCATTTACCACAGACAAGTCACTACCCATTTTATCAATTACTTCTACATTCATACTGGTAATGTTCCTGACTTTTTCTCTTTTAATAGATTTGCGTTCAAAGCTTCTGCTTTGATTTTTTCTTTTAATGGTTTTGATATTAGGCGGGACACGGTTTCTATCTCAATCTTATTTGTTTCACAATACCATACGATAGCGTCCATATAACTTATTGGTCTTTTTTCTTTTACAACACCCTCAATTATCAAACTAAATTCTTTACTATTCATTATCACCTTTCGATATTGTTAAAAGTGGTAGGTTATTCTGTTGCCAAGAAACCTACCGAAACTCCGTTACCTAGTTAGACTAGGCAGCAAGGGCAAAATTTTCGTTGCCGTTTGTAAATGCGTTTAAGTTCGCCAACTATTACTCTCTTATAAATCTTTCAGCACCTGTCGAACCTACCACACCCCCCATAAGCACACTCAAAGAATGTGTTTATGGTGGAGGTGGAGGGAGTTGCACCCTCGTCCAGTATACCTATTGCATTTATCGTCAACAAGTAATTCTATGAAGCATTTTCACTATTGTAATTGTCGTAAAAATACTTAATCTCAGTTTTCAAGTCCTCTATATAGTCTTTCTTTTCTTTTACGAAAGCCTTAGCAGAACCATCTTCACTAGCCATCAAAATAACAATTTGGTCAACTGGTGTACCAAACATCTCTTCATACATAATTGCATAAGCAGTACATTGCATATAGTAGCCTTTGTTCCACTCATCATTACGCTCTTTGTTGGCTGTTTTAAAATCAATAACAGATAATTTACCATTGTATTCTGCAATACAATCCACCTGTCCTGCAAGTGTCAACTGTTTAGATACCATAATCGTTTCTAAGCAGTGAATATTATCAACTTGTGCCAAGTATGGTTTCAGTATAGTAAACAGACCTAGTGGTAATACATCTCTTGTGGAAGGTGTTTCACCTTTCATATATTCTTCAATCAATGTATGTGTCGCCTTACCTCTACGAGCAGCTCGACCCATTTCCCATTTAGCGGCCTCTTCGCCTACATTCTTACGCCATTGTTCCAGGCCTGGTTTTGGTCTGAAACCTAATACGGAAGTGACAGACGGAAACGCCTTGCCATCAACCTCATAAAATCGCATACCATTAATTCGTTTGCCTTTGGTTTTAGGCAGTTTTGTTTCGTCTAGTGTTACAAATGTTTTCATAATATCTCCGTATTTGTATAGTATTCTTTAATATATCACTCTATTCATAATATGGCAAGCCTTAAATGCCTTTTTTGGCATACATATCATTAATTTTATCTCTCACTTCTTTAAAGGCTTGGTCAATCTTTCAGCTAGTAATAGTCTTAGCTAATTCAGTTGTTTCATTTACACGCCTTGTCCAACCTTTACCAAAGGTATCAAATGTACTCAATTGTTCATAGTATTTTTGTCTTGCCTCTTGGTAATTATCAATAGTCTTTTCAATACCGTGTTCTTCAACATAACCTGATAACGCTCTTAGTGTATTAGGACCAATACCACCATCTGCAACAGTACCAATCATTGTTTGTAGATACTTGGCTGCTCTGCCTGGACCTGCATTTACACCAAAGTCAAAGACGCATAGGTCTAAACCGCCAGGTAAATCATCACCTTTTAGTTTGTCCCAATAACCTTGTTTGTAAATCGGCGCTACATCTTCAACTGTTAAGTCTTTCATATCTTTTGTGCCGCCAAATTCTTCATATACTCTTTTAGTAACACCAAGATTAGTTTCGCCACCAGGATCCTTAGGATGATTTACATAACCACCTTCGTGGTGTAAAATCGTTTCTAAACATTTATCGTAGTTTGATTGCATTTAGTTTTTCCTTCGCTTTTAATTTGAGTTTTTTCATCTCTTTTATTTTAGTCCATAGAGTAGAAGACCTATCATTTGCTCGTTGTTGTTCAAGTTCGTTAACTTCTTTCTTCAACTGCTTATGTTTTGTCTTTGCATCCATTTTACCCCCTTGTGAGTTTTAGGATTTTTTCAATTTGTGCCTTAATGATTGGCGCTCTATTTGGCCAGTGAATATAAGGTTCATCACTTTTCATTAAGTTATATAGAAACGGTAATATTACCTTTTCTAAATCTTTAAATCTACTTTCATATGCCTCACTGTTAACTGCTTCTGTAATTGTATCTTTCTCAGCCACAATCTGCATAATCTCATTCATCATAGATTTGATTGATGATACATCATCTTTTACTTTAGATAACTCTAAGTTAGAGTTTTCAATTACGCTTGGGTCAATAGCAGGTGCTGTTTCAGTTGGTTTTGAAACAGGTGTCATTCCCCAATCTTCGCTAAGGTCATACTCTCTTAAATAGTCAGGTATATCTGCCATTACTTACCTCGCTTTTGTTGTTCTTGTCGTTTTCTATGTTTTTCTAAAACTTGTCTTGTTTTAACTTCTTTAATACTCTTTTTACCAAATTGGTCAGCAAAGTTTGATTGTGGATGTGCCTCAGCAATTCTACTTTGCATTTCTCTCCAGCCATTATCAT